ACCTCGGTTAGCCACGCGAAATTTTGGAAATTTTAGTTTTGGAGAGAGATATGCTTAACGCAGGACAACTGAAAGTCGCAATAGTAATGATCAACCGTGCCCCGCTGAAAGGCGACGAAGCGCGGAACGTCGTAAACACATTAGACGCACTTGAAGCCAACTTCAAAGTGCTGACAGCACCGCCGGTTCCAGTGGAACGCGAGACGGTAGAGGAATAACATGGCAAACACGCGCGACTTGATCAACAAGACCCTTCGAGGCATTAGACAGTTCGGTCTAATCATCGACAGCGGAACTACGTCAACGACCGACGACTACCTGTTGATGATCCTTCAGTTCGTAAACGAAGCGAAAGAAGAAATCGAGGAATCCGGTTGGGCATGGCGCGCGCTGCGCAAGACCGTTACGGTCACGCTTGCAGCATCCACAGCAGAATATGACCTGACCATAGCCGGAGCAGCGGACGTTGATACTAACGACCGCTCCCGGCTTTTGTATGAGAACAACGCACAGGGCAGCGAAAACTTCTACCAGTCGACCATGTCTAAGCCGCAGTGCTTCGACGTGACCGATTCGAGCGAGTACCGTCTAACGGAAATCACGCAAGAGAAGATGGAGCGCATGCACTTTACCGACAACGACGAGACGCAGGATACGATTCAGTATTTCGCATGGTACGCTGACGGCGATAGCATCAAGATCAAAGTCTGGCCGACGCCTAGCGAAGCCCGGACGCTGAAGATGCGCCTGTACGTCCCGCAAGCCGAGCTTACGGCGACCGACTTAGACACGACGCTGCTTATACCGCAACGGACTGTCTACACGCTCTCGCTGTTCAAGGCGAACCAAGAGCGCGGCGACGAGCTTGGTAAAGAAGGTTCAGCGGCACATCGGGCATACCTTGACGCGCACGGCGCGGCAGTGGGTGCCGAAATGACTCCGGCAGATCAGACCGTCAACTTGGAACGCTAATGGCTAACGTTGTCCCAATCGACATCGTTGCTCCCGGTGCGCGTGGACTGAACACCGAGGCAGCGAACACATTACTCGACCCGCAATGGGCGACCGCTGCTCTTAACGCAGTGATCAATCGCGCCGGTCGTATCGCCGCACGTAAAGGGTGGGCTGACCAGACGACCACGCCGATCAGCGGCACGCACGCGATAGACACGATGCACGAGTATTTAGACGAGGCTGGCGCAAGCGTAGTTATCTCGTGCGCGAACAACGTCATCTACAAGAACATCACCGACTTTACGGACGTAGCCAACGACATCACGTCAACGACTACGCCCACCGCCGACCACTGGAAGTTCATAAACTTCAACGGGAAGGTGCTTGGCTTCCAACGAGGGCATACACCAATCGAACGGAGTTCGGGTGATTTCACTGATGCTTCTTATACTGGTACTGGGCCAGATGGCAATGCTGCGGTCGCTGCCTTTGGGCGAGTTTGGGCGGCAGACGCGGACTTACAAACGATCCGTTATAGCGTACTACTTGACGATACTGATTATTCTACTGGCAACGGTGGGGGCACTATTGACATGTCCTCCGTCTGGACTAATGGCATGGACGAGATCGTCGCTGTTGCTGTCATTGGATCGAATCTTGTAGTCTTCGGCAAGAATCACATCGTCATGTGGGCGGACGGCTCCGGTAGTGAGATCGGTTTAGACCCGACGAACATAGAAGTTGTTGACACGATTGAAGGTACGGGCTGCATTGCTCGCGACTCTATTGTCAACACAGGCGAAGGCGACCTCTTGTTCCTGTCGCGACACGGCGTACAGAGCTTGGGCCGAGTGATTCAATTCAAGAGCAACCCTATCGTGACGCTGTCTAAGCACGTCCGATCCGAAATGCAGGAAGCAATCAAGCAGAGCCGCACGGCTGACGCGCAGTTAGACAGAGTTCGAGCTGTACACTCTCCCGAAGAAGGTATCTACGTTCTCAACTTCCCGACTCTCGACAAGCAGTTCGTGTTCGATACGAACCACGCGTTCGAAGACGACGACGGCGAGATCATGTTCCCCGTTACGACGTGGACTCTCGGCGGTAGCATCGCAGGAATGGTCGTTCTAACAGACGGAACCTTCTACCTCGGCAGCGCAGGCGTTGTCGGTAAGTATTCCGGAAACGACGACGACGGGTCGGCGTACGACTTCGAGTTCACGACTGGCTGGCTCGACTTCCAAGAGCTGAACCATCGGCTCAAGATGCTGAAAGAAATCCTAGCGTCGGTAGTTATCGGCGACGGTACAGTAAGCTGGACGTGGGAGTTTGATTTCACCGGCAACACGCAGTCACGCTCCGTGGTTTATACCGCAGGTAATACGTCCGAGTTCAACCTCGCAGAGTTCAACCTCGACGAGTTCGCAGGTAACGTTGCGATCCAACGAAAGAATATCGCAGCGCATGGAGAGGGGCAATTCTTAAAGCTAGGCGTGACGGCCAGCGTCAACGGGTTTGACGTAGTTGTTCAGCACCTTAGCGTATCTCCCAAAATAGGCAGGATGGTAACATAAATGTCCGATTACACAAAGACAACTAACTTCACAGCGAAGGATGCTCTCTCAACGGGCGACCCGCTCAAGCTGATCAAGGGTTCCTACTTCGATACGGAGTTCGATGCCATTGCCACAGCTATCGCTACGAAGTTCGACAGCAACGAGTTCGCTTCACAGGCTGAAGCCGAAGCGTTGACGGTCGATACAAAGATCATCACGCCTCACTCGTTGAACGACGTGCTGGCAGCTAACGGCGGATTGGTCGGAGACATTCAAGCGCTCGCGGACCCCGGCGAAGACACCGTCCTCGCATGGGACGACTCTGCCGGTGCGGTAATCAATGCCACGCTTGGCAACGGTCTTGAGCTGACCGCAGGCGGTGCCCTGCAATTACCGGCTACAGTCGCAGGCGCGGGCCTGACGCAGACGGGCGACGTACTGGCTGTCGGTGGCGGTAACGGAATCACGGCTAACGCCGACGACGTTGCCCTGACCGACGTTGCAGCAACGACGACAAACCCCGTCGACATTAGCTCCGGCGCAATCGACTTGGACTTGACTGCCCTCACGACTTACGAAGGTAATGCTCTCGCAGCAGGCGACCTGATCCTCTTTGATAACGGCGGCGTTCCCGCTGCCATCAAAGTCGAAGAAATGGGAATGCGCGTGCAGCTTGCGCAAGCAACTCAGACACTAGCTGCGGGCGACATGAACTCTATCATGGAGTTTACGGCCACCGCTACGCTAACGCTACCCCTCAATGCAACCACTGCATTGCCCATCGGCGTGCCAGTCGTACTGAATATGAAGCACGCCACGCAGGAGTTGACTGTAACGGCTGACACGTCGGTGACGCTGGTATCTGTCTTCCATCCGGCAGGCGGCTCCGCAGCATCCGACACAGTTAGTGCTGGCGGTACTGCTCTACTCTATAAGACCGCCGCAGACGTTTGGTGTCTCGTCGGCGATATCTCAACATAATGAGCCTGTTCTTTCAACTTGCAGCGATGCACGGAACGATTGCTGGCGCGTTCGATATCTCTGGTATCGATGGCACCTATCAGGCGACCGACGAAAACGGGCAGACTGTCTCGGGTTCACTGGCGACCGATGCCAACGGCAATGTTACATGGACTGGCGACTTATTAGGCACTAACGAGAATGATGATTGGTGGCTTCCTAATGGTTCCGTACAAGGTACATGGCACGTTAAGTTGACGTATAACTCGGGCACGAACCAGCGCTCAGGCGGTACGGCTGATGACACATGGACCGCCATTGGTAGCTTCTCCATGAGCTTTTCGAAGGGATCGGAAGGCGGTCCCGACTCGTCAGTCGGCAACTACACTCTCGCGTTCTCTGACGACGGTGGCTCTACCACGCACGACAGCGTAGCAATAGCTATCACACTGCACGAACAATCACCATAAACAAGGTAACAACATGAGTTTATTTGATCCCGGCAAGGGCGCTCGAAAGCGCGCCGCTGCACTGGCCCAACAGGGCATAATCAAAGGCGGAAGCTTTAGCGGTCCCGGCGGGATCGGCGGAAGCTTCAACTTCTCGGGCGGACAGGGTTCGTCTAACTTTAATCTTGGATCGTTCCAGTCCTCACTGGAAGGTCTGCAAGGTTTGTCCGAGCGCTCACTCGCGCAGGCGGGCGGCGGATTAAGTCGAGGCTTCACCGACAACGCGAGCAATACGCAGAGCATCCTCGGCCAGTCTAACTTCAATCGACTCGGCAACGAGAGCGACTTCAATGCACTGGGCCAGACGTTCCAGAACGCATCGCGGACCGCTAACGCTGACCCGTTCGATCTAGGTTCTACCATTGCCGACAAGCTTAGACAGTTGAGCGAGCGCAAGAACAGTCGCCTCGTCAACAAGACATTCGACAGGCTCAAAGCTTC